TTTTTATCTGCTTTCGCCCACTTCGCAAATCTCTTCTTTTTACGTATACTATTTAGAAAAAACTCGTATTGCAGCTTGTTATCAAGGAAATGTAACTTATTCATTTCATTGGCATACAATAAAGTATCTGTAAAATAAGACAAGGATTTGTTAGTTAAGTAAGGTGCATAACCTTTCTCTGCTAGTTCATCATTCTCTGAACCTCGCATAAGATTTTTCTTAGTGAAGTTGATACTGTTTATGTAATCAAACGGTTTCACGGATATATCTTGTTATTGTAATCTAAGATTTCACTATACATGTTATGTTCATCAAACAACTGTTCATAGTGTTTAGTATCTTTAGGTAAACACTTACCACCAAAACCTCTTCCGTTGTCGTGACCTGGAACATCCATATGTGTCTGACCTAATGTTCCATCGTGTTTGAAAAACTCTTTGACAAGATCATAACTACATTTGAATTCACCACAAAGATCATACAACATATTGAATTGAGCAACCTTAGCTGCTAACATAGCATTTCTTGATATCTTCATAAGTGATGCTTCTTTCATTGAACATTCGATGATAGTTCTATCAAACTTCATACTTTTATGAGGAAGTATAGAGTTGACAAATGTATTAGTCATATCTTGATTACCACCAATAACAATTGGAATACTATCATCATCTACATCTGCTTGCCAATGTTTTTCTCTAAGAAACTCTGGCCAATGCATCAAAGGTACATCATGATTTACTGACATAGCTAATGGTACAATACAATCTGGACCAATAGTACTTCTAATGACTGGTATGCCTTTAGCTCTTCTCAATGCTTTCATTAGTATTGTTAAGTTAAGATATGGATTTACTGGATCCGTGTCTGTCGGAACACATACAAATGTATACTTAATTTCTGACCAAGTATGCTCATCTATGAACATACTATATCCTGGATCCTCAACATGGATCTCAGTTACTGTATCTTTACAATACTGTTCTAAGAAATATTTGGTAGCGGTTCCTACAAAACCTTTACCCAATATAGCTACTTTCATTCATCTTCTCCTGCATACTTTGGTGCATCTACTAAAGCAGCTTGTGCTGCTTCAAGTACTTTTTGTATCTTTTGTTTACATGCAAATCCATTGAACCCATCTATGTTCGGATCATGCATCACTCCTCTCCACTGTTCTAATTGATTCTTTATGGTATCGACACCAGCTTTTTCTACATAAGGCATTATTTAAACTCCACTTCTGCCATCACTTGAGTTAAGAAGGCAACTAAGTTAACTTCTTGATCAGCTACAAAGGCAGATTTGTACTGATAATCTCCAATTAATAATACAAGTTGAGGAATAGATTTAGGATCTACTTTATCACTTGCTACATCATATAATGATCTCATAATACTTGTTGGATCACTGTCTATGTTTTGTGCAACCCACTTACGCATATCACTAAACTGCTTCTGTTTTAACAGGGTTATAAGCGAATTAAACGCGTTCTGAGAAGAGTTTGATAGTATACCGGTATCAATGATCCCATTTACAGAATATCTTTGTAATTCATTGAGTACTCGCCTCCAATCAGGAAAGTGTGTTTGTATAACCTGTGCAAGTACTTTTTCTTCATACTTGACATTTTGTTCTGAAAGTATCTCTTTTGTTCTAGTGAAGAAGTCTCCAGCTAACTTAGGAGCCATCTTCTTAGGAAAGTTAAACTCAATAATACTACATCTTGATTGTAGAGGATCAATAATTCTATTCTTGAAATTACATGTAAGAATGAAGCCACAGTTCTTAGAATACTCTTCCATAAAGTTTCTAAGTGCTGGTTGAGTTGATTGTGGATTTAGATAGTCTGCTTCATCTAAGATAACATACTTACGACCTTCACTAAATGATACAGTCGTTGCAAAGTTCATTATCTCTGTCCTTAGTGTATCAATATTACCATGCAAAGAACCATTGACTACTATATAGTCAGCTTGTAGTTCTTCCAACATAGCTTTAGCAACTGTAGTCTTACCTACACCAGCAGATCCTGATAACAATAAGTTAGGTATGTTTTTATTATCTACGAACTTCTGAAATGTTGATTTCAGTTCATCTGGTAAGACACAATCCTCGATCGTCTTTGGTCGATATTGCTCGACCCATAAAAAGTTTTCCATAATATATTACTCAAAATTTGAGCTTTGAGTTTCAGTTGCAATCCAATAAGTTAGACTAGAACCTGTTTGTATTTCTACTTTCTCATCCTTCCAAGTTTTATTATTGAGAGAAGAGAACTTAGCAATACCTTTACTTGAAAGCTCAACTTTATAATCAAAATTCATCATCTTCATGTTCTCTAATTTGAACACAGCCTTGAAGACTTTACCACTACTGTTGTTATCTATAACAGTTGTATACTTATCTGCTGTAGGATTCTTACTACTAATAGCTTCTAAGTTGATAGTACTTCCTTCTGATGATATGGCTATCTCAGGTAGGGACATGACATTAGCTGCTCTCAATGCATTACTAATGTCAGCCCATTTGATATCTACTTCGACATCAAAGTTTGGTATTTGTATTTCTTTAGCAGGTGGAGTTACAATCATTTGAGGATCTGCAAATGTATAGTTTACTGATCTCTTTGCATCTCTAATTGTCAAATACTTTTCATTAAAGTCTAATTGTGGTTGATCAAATAAACTTAAGACTCCTAAGAATCTATTGAGTTCATAGAAACATCCATGAGCGGGTAGCGTATCTTCTATCTCAGCCTTAGCCATAATAGACTTCTGTGGTGAGATAGTTTGTAAGATATTGCCAGGTTTAAACTCTATTCCAGTATTGATTACTGCAAACGACTTTAGTATATTGATTGTTCCTTCACTTAACTTCATAATTACATATTCTTATTTTTGCCAACTTTACTCGGATCAGCTGTTGCAGGAGCTCCAATAGAACCCAAGTCTTTTAGCGATCCACCAAATACAAATGAACCCATATGTGTAAGTTCCATCCAAGGACACAACCACACTTTCAGTCCAATATGTCTAGCCCATTGACAGAACATATAATCTTCTGACAAATATCTATTAGAGTATTCTCTGTCTAGGCCATTTCTTTTATCTGCAACAAATTCTAACACTTCTTTCTTTGTTGGTTTACCTTTCTTCTTCTTGTAGAATAAGTCCAGTTCTTTTTTAATAAACAATTGCTTATCATCTATGACAGCATCAAAGAAAGCCATAATCTCTCTCTTACCATCAAAGTGTTCTGTTCTCACATGATCAGGCTTGTACATCATTTGAGGATATGCTTCTGCATACTTCTCTAATGTCTTTCTCTTGAACATCATAAAACCAGTACCACCTTCTAGTACTTCTGCTGGTTCTGATATCTTAATCTCATTACCACCAGCAACTGGATTGAATACATAGTCTCCAACAAACTTAGATAGTACTTCTGGATTCTCGTCTGCAACACCTTGGTTTACAGCATGAGTAATCTTTTCCCAAGATATACATTTCTTAGGATATGGACCACATAGGATATCATATTCATTCTTCTCGTCTTCGTGATCTTGCATTGCTAACATAGTAATAATATCATTAGGATTGAATGATATGTCACTATCAATAAAGATCATATGTGTACTGTCTGATCGTAAAAACTCATCACAACAATAGTTTCTTGCTCTTGTAATAAGAGACTCGTTAAACAGATAGTAAAACTTCAATGGTATTTTGTAATGCATACAAAGTGCTGCTAAGTCGTTGCAACTCTTTGTAAACATACCAGCACATTGTCCACCATACATAGGTGTACATACCATTAGTTTTCTCTTCTGTAGTTCTTCAATAGGGATATTAATTTCCATATTTTTTATCGTGCTCCTTTCCGATTCCATAATCACCATCATACATTGATAATGTTTCAGCTTCAAACAATAAGAACTGACCTACACGAGATCCTTTCTGTATCTTGGCTGCTCCATGTTCTACATGAAGACATCCTGCCATAACACCATGGTAGCCTGAATCGTAAAGACCACTCGTAATGAATAAACCGTTTCTGTTTAAGGTTGATCTAGTGATCACCCATCCTGCATAACCCTCTGGAATGTTTACAATATTTTCCATAAGGATTTCATAAGTACCAGGTTCTAGTTCAAAGTATCCATCAACTGGTAGTACTTCTTCAGAACCTCTATGCTTCTTACTATCTTCAGATATAGAAAAGACTTCATTCTTTAGACTGAATATCTTATCTACTCTAAGGTCGACAGCATTTGGTTGACTGTCTCCTTCTTGAACTTTAGTCAATAGGTCTTCACCTAAAGACAAAATATGTTTCATACTCACTTCAAATCTCCTTCAGCATCTTTCTGAGTGAAGTGCCATAACAATATAGTGTAATGAATAATCTTCATAAGGTCTTTCTTATTGTATCCATCTTTCTTACCATATCTCATAGCATACTTGATAATATTAGAATGACAAGCCT